TGGCTTGGGCATCATGTCAATATCATCGCGGTCGCCAATCCAGATGGCGTCAGGACGTGCGGCCTTCATCTGCACTTCTTCAAGCGTCATCTGCGTGGCAGCAAACGCCTTCTGGCTGATGCGGATGCTGCTGGAAATCAATTCCCACAGCAGACGTGACCGGCGGTGATTGATTTCACGCTGCGGGTCTTTCAAGGTCTCGATCATCGAGAACGGATCACCGTGGCGATCGCGCTTGTGCCACACAGGGACAAACGGCAGACGCCCGTGCTTGTACGGAGAGTCCTCGCTAACAAGCAGCGTTGTGCCGCTGAAAACGTGATAACGAACGTACGGAACGTCTGCCTCGTACACGCGACGAACCCGCGAACTCATCATCAATTCCATCGCGTTATCGTCTTCTGGGTCAAACTCTTCAACAAGGCCGTTGTTGTATTCCATTACAAGGCGCTTGCGGCTGGCGCGTTCCCAAAGCTCGTGAACGGTAACGTGCTGTGTTTCTGGGTCGTTGTCGTCCTTCTCGTACATGTTCCAGTCTTCCAACTGGTCCCACATCGAGGGCGGCGGAACCAAATCCACAACGCCGTCATAAACCTTGTAGTTGCCGTCGATGGTATCGTCGTATCCGTCGTACTCTAGCCCGCTCTGTGCATACTTAGACCGCAACTTGGGGAAAGCCCGAAGCGCGTCGGCATATTCAACCTGTCGCGACCAAATGACGTAACGAGCGTCGGACAAATCTGCCTGCTTTGACTGGGGATCAAGCCGAACTTCTCGGGGATCGCACCGCATAATCTGGACAGGTTCCGTGCGCGGGTCCGCGTCCCGGATATGGAAGCCGGTGTTGATCCAGCCAATGCCGTAGATCAGGCTGTCACGGTAAGCGTCGATGGTAATGTGGAACGCGTTGTTCTGGCGCGCAACAAACTTGAGGGCCGCCGACATCGCTTGAGCCACACCGTCGTCATCTAGTCCGACGGGCTTGGCCACCCAGTCGATGGGCTGCGTGACCTGCAAGCCAACCACGAGGTCGATGGTGGGCGCGATTCGGTTGATGACGACCGGGGCCTGCCGGCGTTGACGCAGGGCTTCCTTGTCGGCACTGGTCCACTGGTCGTTGTCGTAGAACTCCCAGCACTCCTGAGCCCGCTTACGCCAACGGCTGTCGGCGTACTTGGCCTGCTTCAGCATCTTCTGAAGCCGGGCAACCAGCTTCTTGTCCGATTCCCCCTTCACGGCGGCGGTTGTCGAACGCACAAGGTTTAGCATCGCGTCAGGGCCGGCAACCGAGGTTGATTCATCTCGCCGGAACAGGTCCAGCAAGTCCTTCATCATCTCGTCCACTTACACCGCCTTGGCTAGTAAGCCATCCAGCTTACGCTGGTGTCCTGCTGTCTGACCGTGCGCCAGAAACTTCGTTCTTCCTTCTGCAACGGAGTCAAGGGCCTGCTCATACACCCATACCGTAACGCATCTGCGGCGTGATCTTCCATCTTTGTGTCCACATCTTCGGGATTTGTCTTGGCCTGAAGCAGGTCCACCATCTGGTTGATGAGGCTTTCGCACGACTTGGAAATCATTAGCCCGGGCAACTCGCCCTCACTCATGGCCTCCAAACGCAGGTGGACTTGGTTCCATCCCTGTACCCGGTTCTTGTCGGCACGGTCCCAGATGATGCCGTGCTTGGCGAACTCTTCCCCGATGCTGGGCGCGCTGCTGCCCCGCTTGTCCCAGATGTGGTCGCCTACTCGGTAGGCAATCACGTCACCCGCGTCCTGCTCGATGGACAGCATCCACTCGGCCACCTGCGATGCCGTCATCTGCTTGTCGTACAACTCGCGATAAATCCACATGCGCCCGTCGTAATCCACCGCACCGTACAGGACGCAGAACGGGGACGAGTAGCCCCAGTCCATCATCGTGAACCGGTACCAGTCGTCAGGAATCTCGATGTCGTTGTGGTCGTAGACGTGAATGGCGCCGTCAAACCCGCTGAAGAAGCGGTCCACGCCGACGCTGAACGCTTCGACTGCCGTGCTGGGATATTCGGCGCGGTACGTCCGGGGCAGTGCGCGCTTGGTAGCGTCGTACCAATCCAATGACCGCCTCGGGTCGCTGCTCCACGGCAGGAAGATGCGGTTGAACCCGTTACCTGGCGCCGTCTTCCAGATGTCGTGGAAAAGTGTGCCGGGTTTTGCAGTGGAAATACCAATGACCTTACCGCCCGTGGGTCGGTTTACCACCGGATATGCGGCCTGCCAGATGTCGTAGGCCCACGGCTGGATGGCCCACTCGTCAATGATGACGACGTTTGCGGTGAACGACCGGCCTGAGTCCTTGTTGGCGGCGTCTGCCAAGAACCGCGAAGGTGCTCCGGTCGGGTGGTGGATTTTCATGTTCAGCGTCTGGTCGTCCCAGACAGGGCCATCCCAGTCTTCCGGCGCGTCCTTGTGGAACCGGATCAGCCACTTCGGCATGCGTTCCAGCATGAACTTCAAGCGGCGGACCATTTCCTTCGCTTCGTCTTCGCCTCGGCTCAGGCCCACGACGGTGAAGCCGACGTTGAAAACCATCTTCCACAGCACGTACGACAGCGCCAGCCACGTCAGCCCAAGCTGCCGCGCCTTCAGGACAATGTTCAGCTTGTTGGCCTCAAACTCGTCCAGCGCGTCCCGCTGCGCCTGCCACATGTCAAATCGCGTCTCGGCAGACGGCGCGTCCAAGTCCTCGATTTTCACGCACAGGTCAATGAACGCGGCACAGGATCGACGCGCCGCCGCCTTGCGCTTTGCGACTTCTTGTGCCCGCTTGAAAGCTACGGGATCAACTGTCATCAATGACCTCGGCGTCTACCACCGTGTAGCGAGCCAAGTCTGCCGGGCTATCAAGGGCGGCAAGTTCGTCGTCGGACAGCCCGCCAAGTCGGGACTGGATGAACTTATGCGTGACACTGATGTCTTGCACCACTTCCGTAGGCGGCCGGCCAAATCCACGATTGGCCAACTGCTCGGCCGCCTGAAGCCTGACACCCAAGTCCTGATTCTCATCCAGAAGCACTCGCATCCACAGTTCCAGCACACGCTGGCCATTGTTCGTGGCCATCTGCACCATCTTGGCCAAGCCCATCCCCGGCTTCATGATGGCAAAGTCAATGGCGGTAGGGTCGATCCGCACGCCCTCGGGCAAGTCCCCGAGTATCTTCTTCAAGCCATCGCGCACTTCTGGCGGCTGTTGCTCGATGAACTCGGCTGCCTGCTTGGCGACCAGGGCATTCTGAGCAGCGGCCTGCTTGGCGCGCTTCATGATCTTCGCGGCCTCCATGGCACGCTGGCTGTTAGGCGGCAGCTTTTCAGGCATACCGCCATCCTATACGAACCGTCGTAACCGTACAAGCTACAGCTTGATTCGGGTGATGAACTTGGCGTAAGTGTCACCATAGGCCGTAGCAAACGCCCCCAAGGCCTTCAGCCGCTCGTTCTGGTCCGGCGTAAAGCCAAACGGCACCCGAATCCAGACCGTCTGGTTGCCCATCCGAATGCGATCTTCCACTGTGGTCGTGCGCTTGGTGACATACCGACCAAAAAGATTCCTTGAGCCCGCTGCAAACCCGTTCATCTTGCAATACAACTGGTAAGCATGCCACAAATCACTGGTCGAACACGCCGTAAAGGGGAACGGCAACTCGCCCGCAACCCACTCGGCCAGGAACTGTTCCTGCGGAAGGCGCGAAATCGACACCAAATCCTGCTTTGCGGCCGTCATCGGCGGCTTTGCACTGTCCCCGTCCCACCCGCGGAAGTCGTAGTTGAGCAGATAGTCGTAAAACGACGCCGCACCGCCACCATTTATCTCTTGTGCCAGTTCTTCGTAATACGAAGGCGGCATCTTGGTGTCGAACTCGATGATGGCGTACCGCCTGTCGTCGCTTTCAGGCACGACTGGCTGCATCTCGTTACTCAAGAACACGAACTGGGCGTGATTTTCTTCCATCCGAATCGGCATGAACTTCTCTTCGATGGTAAACACGTTGTCCGTAATCAAGGACTTCAACTTATTCTTGGTAGCTTTGCGCTCGTTAGCAAACGTTGACACCTCGTTGCACACCACAAACAGCTTTTTGCTCAACCAGCCCGTGTACTTGGACTCCAACTCGTTTTGCCCAATCTGGATCGAGTGTTCGACGCCGTAAATCTTCATGATCAACTGCTCGAAGAACATCGACTTGCCCGTACCCTGCCCACCATGCACGACATAGGCGTACTTCACGCGTCGTCCCGGATGCTGCAAGGGCCACGCCAGCCAGCACAACAAATCGTGAGCGAGCGCCGCATCCTGCCCGCACATCAGGAACACATGCGCCAAGATGCGCTCGCAGGCTATCTGGGGCGAAGGCGTCAAAGGCAGCCCGCGATACAAGTTCACTTCCCCGTCCCGCACGCCTGCTGGCGAGAACCGAATCTGGTCCAGCCGCAAGACCCGCCGCTCGGGATGCGTCAGCCAGTGCTGGTACGACCGGGGATACCGCATCGAAAACGCTTCCTTCGGCACGATCGTCAACGACCGGGTATCAATCACCGTCGTCGTGCCGTCCACAAGGGCCACGTTGTTCACGATTTCGGTCAACTCGTTCACGTCCTCCGGCTCTGCCGCACGCTGAGGCCTCCCAGAGGCCCGTGGGCGCCCCTGAGCCCGTGATTCCAGGTACCCATCCGCCACCAGCACCTGAACACGGCTACAGCCCCTTCTGGCGGCCTCGAAGTCCAACACGTCACCAGACCAGTGATTCTCGTGCTGGATGCCGATACCGCCGTCCGTTCCGTGCGAAGCACTGAAACAAGCCCAGCGCCAGTCCGTATCCGGCACCTTGCCGAAACACTTGTCGTGCCCGCAGGCCGGACATTCGCCGCCGCTTGTCGGCCATTGATCGGCCTCGGCGACGTGAGCTTCGTTCCACCGCGCCACTGCGTCGGCAAGTGTGTCGTCCCGAAAATAACGGTCCAACGTGACAGGCGCATCATCCAGCAGCAACACGTCCGAGTTCCGAGCCACACCCTTGACCACGGCGTTCGGCAGGTAAATCAGCTTGGCACAATCGTTCTGCACGGTGCTATCCACCTGGTATCCGTTCCTGCCAGCTTGGTCAGGGGCCAACGTCCTCTCGCGAAGCGCCGTGTCCACCATCTTGCCGACGGCCTTTGATGCCGCCTTCCACGCATCGACGTTATCAACGGGCCGATCCAGCACGAATATCAGGCGGCAGCCCCGAGGCGTCTCGTGAAACAGGTTGGCACCGAAGACGCCCTCAAAAACAGCGTCCATCATCGCCATACGAGCGGCATCCGGCGGCGCCGAATGCTCGCTCTTTTCGTCCTGGTAGTCCAAATCAACGACAAACCCGTGTCCAAGCACCCAACTGCGGGCACTTCTGCGCCGATTCTCAAATACGGCCATTGACCACCAGCCCTCAACAGCGGCTTCTTGCGAACAAAGAACCTGATGAATCGCGTCTACGCGGGAGACGCCCGAAGGCAGCAGAATCTCGACCGCTGAAGTGGTGTGAACGCCCTTGCCAAGCGTAAAGGCGTTGACACGAGCGGACGGATGGACTACAATCGTTCTGGAGTCGGGCACAGATGGCTCCTTTATCGCCCCGCTAGAGTTCGCTGCTCTGGCGGGGCTTGGTTTTGGGGACTAGTCGGCACCAAAACGGGCCGGATTCGTAGCGTAACCCCGTCCAGGCCAAGCTGTCAAGCGTCGATATGGGGGTAAACCGCCACAAATAAAATAATATAAAATAAATTTGTGAAATTTGGCTGTATAAATTAAATAAAAGAAATGCTGGGTGGTGGAAAACTAAATGATTTGGTGGATAAATAAATGCAAGGCGGGCGGCGTGGTGGAAAACTTTGAGAATTGCGACAGGAACGATAGAGTGTACAGAATACGGAACAGGTCTCAAACGCAGTAGGGACGCGGGTTGTGGAGACGGCTGATCTCCATTGCGGGATTCGACAGCGTTTTTCATCCATGCCTGAGAAAAAGGGGGGGGGGGATCAACACCCCGACCCCCTTTTTAACTCCATGCCCATTAATAACGCCTAAAAATGGAGCAACGGATCTTGAGAATGGCCAGGCTCTAGCAGCGGTGCGGGTTTGAGGCCTTGCGAGATTGCGAGACATTACACGGTTAATACAGCACAGACGAGGGCGAATGGAGAACGCAATTCGTCGAGACCCGCACGGCTACTGCGTTAGAGGGTGTTCCGTATTTTGTGTATGAAATGTCACGTTCGCAAAGGGTTCTCAATAAGGAAAATAACTGCGGAGACGAGACGCGCGAAATCCGGAGGCTGCCCGTCCATTTTCGCCTGAAAACCGCGTCACAGCTTGATTTCAGAAAATTAGTTAACTAGGTGAATAGTTGACGCGGAGGAAGCCCTGCTTCGAGGGCATCCCCTTATGATATGGCCTGCCATACCCTATGGCCCCCTCTAGGCCCTCAGAGATGCCTCAGAAAGTTTAACTAGGCGAAGGACCAGGCCGGGCAATATTTAACTAGGCGAAGGACCAGGCCGAGGGAATTGGTTAACTAGGTGAATGATATGAGAAAGCCAGGCGGGCATGCCATATCATACACTAGGTTAATGATATGAGAAAGCCAGGCGGGTATGCCATATCATACACTAGGTTAATGATATGCCGCCGATTATGACATAGCACGGTCTCGAATCCGTCCTATATCATAACGTCACAATGTCAAAGCCTGGGCCACATCATGAACGAGGTTAACGGTCAATTGCGGATGGCACGACATGGCAGTGTCGGACATGGGCCAGCCAGCTAGAAAAGCCGAAATTAGAACGGCCGTTCTATATACAGCCCAAGTACGATAGTTCATACTTATAGTGGCCGATAGGGGGGCCAGAAAATGGACACCAAACAGTATCGACAGGCCAGGAAGGGCCTAAATCAAATTTACATGGTGCTGTACCAAGCTGGGGGCCTATCCCCCGAACTACACCGCGCTCTTTTTAACCTTCTCGAGGCCATCGAGAAGATTAAAAAGAGGAATGCGATTGCGGAAGCCCATCTTATGGAAACGACCAGGGAGAACTATTAAAATGCCATATCAAGTGACCCAAGGGCTGAGAGGCTGCTACTTGCCCGATCATGTCGTGTGCTTCGCCACACTTGACGAGGCAAAAGCGTACATGAACGAGGAGCTATACAACATTCAAGAGCACTGGCCGTATTCTCAAATGGCCTGGGATTTCGCGGTTTACGGTCCTAGCTACCAGTACGCGATCGTAATTGAGGAAGTGGCGGATTGCGAAGAAACCGCCGATTTTAACGATCGGGACCACGGAGGGCAGGAGGTCGGCCATTGGGAAATTCAGACCTCCGGCTCTGAATCGTCCGAGAATCTTGATAATAAAATCCGCTTCACGGTCTCGGCTCACAACCTCGAGCAGGCCGTGAAAGAAGTGTTATCTGATATTCAGGACACTCACGGCGGATACGTTACGATCCGCGCCGGAGCGCTTGGCGCCCTGGCTCTCGGCAATGCTCAGCGGGCATGGGTAGGCTATGTCACGTATCCAGGAGAGGATGAGGTATCCCACGTGGACGTGTACGCCACCTGGTGGCCAGGCGCGTCGGATGTCTGAAAGGGAGGCAAAAATGAAATTCACTATGTCGAACGGAACAGCGGCCACATGGGCCGCAACCTGGGAGGCCGCCGAGGAGCTTCTCGGCACGAGCGAAATAAACCAAATATCTGTATCGGACCTCTCGGCCAAGGACTGGCAAGCGGTCGACCAGGCTCATCCCCTTGCCCTCTGGCCCGAAGACTTCGAGGGCTTGCGCGTCTACGCGCTCGCCTGCTGATCGTCCATAAACCCTCCCCGCGGTCAAGCTGGCCGGGGGAGGGCTTTCCTTTGCCCGCCTGGCTTGGGGCAACCCGGCCGGCCGTCCCGACACCCGCCGGCGGGCATCCGGCCGGAGGGATATATCCCCGACACTTGACAGTCGTCATGCCCTATGTCATATTTACGACATACCCCACACCTAATACCGGAAGGAAAGCCGCCGTGTTAGAGAAAGTCATCCCCCTCCAAGAGCTGGAGGCCGTCTTGAAACGGCTCCAGGCCGGGACGAGTGGAAAGTCCGCCTGGTCTGACCTCGGCGGCGCGGTGCAAGTCCGCATGGATGAAAAGGAACTACGGTTCACTACGACAGACGGCTACAAGCTGGTGTCAGTGGGAGTTACCCATGGCCGGAGCCAATCTTTCCCAGACTGGTCTCGAATCATTCCGGACGATGAGCCGGTGGCGACCGTCCAGGTCGATTTGGGCGCGGCGTGCCACGCCCTCAAGAGCCTCAAGCCGGCCACCGGGGCAAAAGGGGATGACCATGTGGACATAACGGCCACGGCCGGCATGGTCACGTTGTCTCATGTCGCATCCGGCATGGCCGTCACGATCGCCGGCGCCGTTACCGGCACCGGCACCGGCACCGGTGCCGGGGATGAGACCGCCACCCTGGCAAGGGTAAACCGGGCATGGCTGTTGGGTATGCTTGCCAGCTTGGATAGCCCGGAGGCGCTGCTGGAGGTCCGGGGAGTGATGTCCCCAATTTCCATCATCCCCCGCGGGTACTACGTGCCGGGTTCCAAGCAGGCAATCGTGACAGAAGAGAATTCCCCGGGGTCGCGTGATGGCCGATCCGGCCATCACGACGGGGACGTGACGATCGTCATGACGGTCCGGCGCTGATGGTCCTTTTCATGTCCCTGTGGGGTGTAAAGGGGTGGCCCGTGCCCTACGGGGTTCTCCAAGGGTGGCGGACCATCCGCGCCACGTCCCCCGACGACCTGCTAGAGCAGGTCCGGGGAATTTTCCCCGGGGTCGGCCACGACGCCGGGAGCCGGATGAACCCCCAGGGGGAGCAGGCCCTCCGGGCCGCCTGGAGCGACACCGGCCACCGTGCGCGCGATCGCTCTCATGCCAAGGTGGCCCGGCTCAGCTACGCGGACGGGAGCGTCTATGACGTGACCGTCCATTGGCCCGGCCGCACATGCGGCCCGGATTGCCTGGAGACGGGCGCCGGGGACCGCGACGATTCCCATGTCGATTGCCCCGATCGGGATCATGCGTGGGATTGCCCGCCGGGCGCTTAGGTGTTATTATGACGTTGTGCCTTACCCTAATCAGAAGGAGATCCCCCATGGCTAACCGTATCACCGCGGCCGACCTCGAGCGTATAGTCGAGAGAATTAACGCGATCGCCGGCATGCCGGCGACCCCCTACAGCCCGCCGGACGAGACCGGCCGCCCGCGGGCTAACCCCGGCAATTTTCACCTGGAGTGGGCGTATGGTGGGGCCCGGCTTTGCCGGATGTCCTTGACCGGCGGGAGCGGTACTTCCGACATAACCGGCCGCGTCACCCGGCGGGAAATGTACCATCTCTTGCACGCCTACCGGGATGGGCTGTGGCTTGGGCTCGAGCTGGCCGCCCGGCGGGAGGAGACGCCATGAGCGGCCGTGCCGGACGGCGGGCTGTGGAGACACTGATCTCCATTCTAAACCGGGAATTTGGCATCACGGCCGCGGCCGGGCTCGAGCCGTCCACCGGGGAAACCCGGTGGACGATCGGGGCCCTGGTCCTACGCCGGACCTCCATTGGGTACACCGTCCACCAAGTCACGACGGCGGACGGGGACACGGCCGACATTTTCGCCTTGTCGCCGGCCCGGTCCTATGACGCCCTGTGGCGCCGCCTTCACTGCTGGGCCGACGGCCGGCGGTTCGAGGCACAGCGCCACCAGGTGACGCCATGACAAGCGCGCCCATGGGCCGTATCGCTACCCTCCGCGCCCGGGCTGAACTAGCCCGGGCCGGCCGGGAGCGTCGCCTGATTGTGATCCTGGTTTTGGCTACGGCCGTTCTGGCCCTGTGGAACGGGCTGTCAGAGCCCGTCGTGATTTACCCGTCAGACTGCTATGGGTTGGATTAAGTATGGACGCTAGCTTGAGCCCCTCTGCTGGCCCCCTGACGGGGGCCGGCGGCCTGGCCCCGACACCCGCCGGCCTGGCCCCGACACCCGCCGGCCGCCCCGTCGAGACGTGCGACAAGGGGCACCCGACACGGCGCGGCATGCCTTGGTACGGCGCCGTCTGCCTGGTCTGTGACCCCGCCAAGGGCTACCCTTGTGACCTGTGCCGCCAGCCCCGATACTGCTGCTGCTGCTGACCCGACACCCGACAGCCCCGACAAGGAGATCAAAGTGGCCATCTACCAGGCGCAGGCCGTAGGGGAGACCGACACGACCTCGGTCCTGCTGGCCGATCGCTTTTACCTTGGACCCGACATGACGGCCAAGGAGGCGGCTCGCCAGCTCATGATCTGGGTTGTCGAGGAAAACCTCCATTCTCTTTATGACATCACGATTAAGTCCCGGCTATACTTGGACGCCGACAAGTACCGGAAAAAGGATTAACTGAGCGACGGCGGTTGACGGTATGGCGTAAACGGTGTAGGGTGAAGGTCCGGCTACCGACGCCGGCACAAGAAAAGAAAGAGGCTATATGGCGACCTATCAGGAAATCCAAGATGCGCTCAAAGCGCAAATTCCGCCGGACATGCTCCGCCAGCGCCAGCAAGGCGGGCAAATCTTGACGTTTCTTCCCTGGTATAACTGCTTGGCGCTAGCCGACGAGCGGGCTCCGGGCTGGGCGGGCGAGGCGCGTGTCGAAAACTTGGGCGAGGCGGTGGCCGTGATCTACCGGATCGTCGTCCGGGCCGACGACGGGGACGTGGCACGGGAGGCGATCGGCTATGAGGCCAAGTCTACCAGCAGCTATGGCGATCCCACGTCCAACGCGGAGGCGATGGCCTTCCGTCGTGCGTGGGCCAAGCACGGCCTGGGCGCCAGCCTTTACGGTGGCGATGCCGTGAACGGCGGCGGCGCGGTCGCTGCTGGTGGCAGTGCCCCGACGGCCACGGGCTTGAACGTGCCCGGATGGAACGGCCTGCTTTGGTTCGGCTCGGTCAAGGGCAAGCACTTCAGCGACCCGTCCGTGGATATCCGCAGCCTGGAGTGGGGCGCCAACAACGCGAAAAACAAGGACGGCAGCCCGAACGAGCCACAGCGTCAGGCACTGCGTGAAGAGATCGCCCGTCGTCAAGGCGGCGGCACGGCTCCGTTGCCCATCGCCACCACGGCTCCCGCCCCTGCTTCTGCCCCGTCGGCACCCGCTGCCAAGGCTGGTACCGCCGAGATGAAGTCCTTGCTTGATGCCGCCAAGGCCGTCGGCCAGAACTGGGCGGACGTGAAGGACGCCAGCGTGGACAGCTTCGGCAAGGAGCCTAGCCAGTTGGCTCCCGAAGAGGTCCAGCTTCTGCTGCTTCAGTTCGTCGCCACGCCGTTCTGAGTAACCCCCGGGGCCGGCGTGTGAAAGCGTCGGCCCCTCCACAAAAGGAAGATCATCATGATTGAGTTGTCCGAAATGACAGCATCCGAGGCTACGACCCTGGTCAAGGCTAACCTCGGCGGAAAAGTCCAATTGACCAAGGACTACATGACCAACAAGGCAGGGTCCGAGTGGGTCATAAAGAGCTGCAACAACCTCGGCGGAACGTGCGTGATTGCCGTTTCCCCCGTCGGCGGCGGTAAGGGGTTCTTTGCGCCCTACCTGCATTTCCGTCTGGCGGCCGACCTGCCTGCTGCTGCCCCGGAAGTGGCGGAACCTGTAGCTGCTACGCCTGCCCCGATCAATCCTGATCTGCCGATCGAGATTCGAGGCGAGTTCCAGTTGGACGGGTTCGACGTGGACGCTCCGCTGTACGAGGCGTTCTATCGGGTGGCACCTGATTCGGATACGGCCAAGGAGTTGTTCTTGGCCTATGCCAACGAACATAGCGAGTTCGATACCGAATTCTTGGACGATTTGATGCGTGCGGCAAAGGTTCGCCCTCACGCTCATTGGTCGGACGTGAACGTGACGCAGATGCTGATGCTGCTGACCGAAGTCCAGAAGGAAGACCCATCGACCGAAGACGAGATCGGCACCACCGTGGCCGAACACCTGAAGCGGATGGGCCAGCCCGTTGTTCCGCCGCAGGAATCCAAGCCTGCCATCTTCATCCATCCTGACGTGAAGCAGCCGCTGTCCGGCCCTGAGCCGGCTGCACCGAAGAAGCGTGGCCGTCCGCCTGGAAGCAAGAACAAGGCGGCTGAAACTGCCGAGCCCTTGATCCAGCAGCCCGCCGTCCGGGTTGTCGAGGAGCCCGTGCTTGCGGCGGCTCTGGACAACCTGCCGCCCGTTGCCCACGAGGGTCGGCATTTCAGCGAGTACCTGAAGCCCGATACCGAGGAAGTGCAGGCTCGTGTCACCAAGTCCGATGCGGTGTTCTTTGCACCATCCCCGGTCGCCGTGGAGTTGGCTGCAAACCTGCTCATGGTATTGGGCGCTGAGGAGAACCCCGAGTTCCTGCTCTCGCAGGTTGTCGGAATGGTCCGCAGGGCACTCATGATCGACTGATTGAGCGGGTGCGCCTCGTGTAGCCTGGGAGTAAAGGCGCAAGGTGGCGGTCGTCAGGCGTAGGCAAGTTTCCTGCCGATGTACAGCGACCGTCCGCCCGCACTTACGGCAGAGGCGGGGACAACCGATGAAGGTCGTCCCCGCCTTGCGGTGTCGAAGCCGCCTCGGGCGAACAAGGCAGACAGCTTCCCAGTAAGAAAGATGTCTCGACCCGGAACGGAAACCGAAGCCTCCGCTAGGAGCGGGTCGGGCGAGACGCGAACGGTGTGGGGCGCCGCGCTCGACTCACTTAGTATAACCGAATCATTAACTACGTCAAGGAATTCCATGTACAACCTTCGCATCGAACCCCTGTGGACCACGATTGGTCCGCTGGAGCCTGGCGCTACGGCCATGCACCCGCTCATCACGGCCCTAAACAACGTGCTGACCTACCAGCCGACGAACAGCGGACCCTTCATGTACCTGCTGAAATACATCGGCAATCGGACTTGGCAGTTCCCCACAGGGCTGCTTGAGCGTGTCGAGCCTACGCTGGCGTCCACGGGGATACAGCTTGTGCGTACCGAAGCGCGCCCGAAGCTACAGCGCGGTCAATTCGAGGCGTCCACGTTTCCCATTCGTACCTATCAAGCCAGCGCCATCATGTCGCTGTTGAATGCCGCACGACCTGGTGGCATCCTGCAAGCCGCAACGGGCGCCGGCAAGACGGCTATGGCGGCCAAGCTAATCCAGACGATGCGCGTGCGAACGCTGTTCGTGGTGCATACAAAGGACTTGATGAAGCAGGCGCACGACGCCTTTCGGAAGTTCTTGAACATCGAGGTCGGGCAGATAGGCGACGGCAAGGACAACATCCTGCCTGTGACCGTTGCCACCATCCAGACTTTGGCCAAGGGTAGGCACGACGACTACTTGCGGCAGGTCGAGCTGGTTATCTTTGACGAGTGCCACCACGTTGCAGCGCCGACCCTGTACACGGTTCGCGGCAAGATGGCCGACTGCCCGCTGGTCGTCGGCCTGTCTGCATCCCCGTGGCGGGACGATGGTCACGACCTGCTCATCGAGGCCGCCTGCGGCCCCGTGCGCTACAGGGTGACGGCCAGCGACCTCGTGCAGCAGGGTTATCTCGTGGCCCCTGACATTCATATCTATAGGCGGCAGATTGCGCCCGAGCTGCGGACGCGCAAGGCCGCAACGACCTTAGGCTACGCCAAGGCCTATCAGGACATCGTGGTGCGAGACCCAGCCCGGCTACGGCTTGTCACCCGGCTGGCCAAAGAGCAGTTGCGGCTGGGTCGGCGGTTGCTGGTTCTGGTCAAGCATATCGAACACGGCGAGGCCTTGTCCGCGCTGATACCTGGCAGCGTATTCGTCGAAGGCTCGGACAGCGTGGCTGACCGTGCCGGTGCCTTCGACCGTTTCCGCAGTGGTGCTGTACAGTGCTTGATCGGAACGAGCCTTTGCGATGAAGGTGTGGACATTCCGGCGGCAGACGCTTTGATACTGGCAGGTGCCGGGGCGTCGTCCACAAGGGCTCTACAGCGCATCGGCAGGGTTATCCGACCAGCGCCGGGCAAGAGCAGCGCCTATGTTGCTGACATCGTGGACGAGCATCCCGTGTTCAAGCGGCAATTCTACGCTCGAAACAAAATCTACCAGACCGAGGCATTGTTTCGGTCGCAAACCATCCAAGTGCCGCTTGACCAGCAATAGATACTTAACTAAGATCATTATCAGGAGGCACCTATGACGGAAAAGAAGCGTATCCGGCGGTCGTTTGCCCAGCTACTGCTTGACTACAAGGACCATCTGGCGGCGTTTGACGCCAAGGTCGAGCGCCAGCGTGCCCGCCTTGTGGCCAAGATCGAAAAGTTGGAGACCCGCTACTCGGTTCTGGCACTCGGGGTCGAGGCTCTGGAAGGGCGCGAACCCGATATTGTCCAGGCCGAGCTGGAGGAGCAGATCAAGGAGTTGCAGCTTCGCCGCCGGGCGGTTCTGCGCGTCGCCAAGACTGTCTGATCCGGTCGGTTGGATCGGGCACGGGGCCATCATCCTTCGGGGCGGTGGCCCTTGATCTAGGATTGCGTAGGAGCTATGATGCACTTATGCCGACTATACACCGAACAAACGACTTCCTGTTTCTTGAAACCCGCTTTGACCGGGACGTGTGGATAGGTCCGACGCTATCTGGGCTGGACATAGAGACGGAGGTCATCGACCTTCCGAATGGTCGCCGTTCGGGCCTGAATCCCCACGACGGCGAGATTGCCACGGTCCAGATAGAGCTGGCCGGCGAGGTCTGGGTCGTCCACGTTCCGCATGGCGTCTACTTGGCAGGGCTGCCTGGTGCTGCTTGGTTCCGCAAGTACCTAGAATGTCGAGATGTGATCAAGGCAATCCACAATGCCATCTTCGAGCATTCTCATCTGATGCACGCCTTCAGGTTCGAGTCGGACCTGCGGATGAGTCCGGTTTGGGACACCCAGATCGGCGAGTACGATCTGGCTCAAGGTCGTATCATCAATCCAGACGGGACGTACAGCGTGCCCCAGCAGGGGATCAAGCCCCATATGAAGTTGTCGCTGGGGGACACGATACTGCGGCGGTTCGGGGTCGAGATGGACAAAGACCCTGCCGTGCGTCTGTCGTTCCGTCGTGGTGGCACCCTGACGCCCCGACAACTTGATTACGCTGCCTTTGACGCCGTGTATGCGACACGCTTGGCCGAGGTGCAGCGTGCCCAGATGGACGAGGACATGCTGCGCCTGTTCCACATGGACTGTGCCCACACCGAGGCGGTCGCTAGGATGATGCTGGCCGGCATGCCGTTCGATGTAGCGTTCTGCCAGAGCCTTGAGGCAGAGTTCACGGAGGAGGTCGAAAGCCTGAAGGAGGGCATTCGCGTATCGCTGTGGGAACCCGGGGACGGCGAGCCTGTCCTGACCGCCACGGGTCGCACCAAGACCGTCAAGGGCTCGGTTGTCATCCAAGACGTACCCTTCAACAGCAGCGACAAGATGGTTGAACGGCTGAACAACGCAGGGATACCCGCCGAGAGCTACAAGTCAGAAGACCTGAAGGCGTTTCGGAACCTTGACCCAGTGGTCCCGGCCATTATCGCCTACAAGAAGTTGACGAAGTTGCTGAACACCTACGTCGAGGGTTTGCCGACGTTCGTGAATCCGAACACGGGGCGCATCCATTGTGACTACAAGGTCACGTCCACGACGACCGGGCGGGCTTCGGTCGAGAAGCCAGCCCTACAACAGATTCCGTCACGGTCGCCGATGGGTGCGCGTATCCGCGAGTGCTTCAGGGTGAAGTCCGGCAAGAAGCTGATCGTGGCCGATTACTCGAACATCGAGCTTCGTCTGGTCGCTGAGTACTTCGGCGAGCAGACGATGGCCAGGGCGTTCAAGGACGGACTGGACCTGCATTTGCTAACCGCTGCGATGATGTACTACAACCTGCAAGACACCAGTTGGGAAACGCTGCTCCCTGCCTACAGGGAAGCCGAGGCCCTGATGGAAAGCGGCGACAAGGTGCTGAAGAAAGCCCGGCAGGACGCCAAGGCTCTGAACTTTGGATTGGCCTACGGGGCCGGGGCCCAGAAGCTACAGGAGCTGGCTTGGAGGGATTACGATATTCGCTGGACGCTTGAGGAAGCGGCGGCCAAACGTACGATGTGGATGACGCTGTATCGCGGCGTGGCACAGTACCATCGAGAGATGGGCAAGCGGCTCAAGGTGGCCGGGGAAGCAGGACTGCTCGTGGCTACCGCCGAGGGTCGCGGGCGTTGGGTCACAGGCTACTCGGAAGCCCTGAACCATCGCATCCAAGGCACCAGCGGCGATATGACCAAGCTGGCCCAGACCTGGCTCACTCACGAGATGCCCCTGCTGCTGGGTGTCCACGACGAATTGATTGCGGAAGTGGACGAAGATGCCGCCGAGGTCTATGCAGACATTATGAAACAACGTATGGTAGAAGCGGGGCAGCGGTACCTGCAACACGTCCCTGTCGTGGTCGAAGTTCATATCGAGGATAGCTGGAAGAAATGAAGTCGTATAGCCACTCCGCGCTGGAGATGTACTCAGCGTGCGGCGAGAAGTACCGTCTTTGGTATATCGCTGACCCGGACAATCGACCCAGCAACGAGAGCTTTCATACCTTGGTCGGCGTTCACGCCCACGCCATCCTTGAGACGTACTACCGCGCCATCAAGGCTGGAACACGCATCCCGCTGGCCGACGCCGCACAGTCCTACTGGGACACGTTCTTGGCGAACGTCAACATCGGCTTCATCGGCAAGATGCTGGATGAGTATCGCACCGATTACGCTCGCCTGAAGTTCAGGGCCAGCAAGGAATATACAGGGCCGAATGCCATTCGCACGGCATCGGGCGAGGTGCCGAAGAATCTGGCGATGACGGCAAGCTGGCAGCAGGCGCTTGGCGCGTCTGGCCTGCCCAAGCGCAAGGTCTTGCTGGACAAGGCGGCGCACAAGGCGGGCTCCATCTGGCAGACGGTCAGTTTCATCGACGTGTTCGTTGACGTGTCTGAAATCATTGAGAACCACACCACGTCTCTCGCTATTCATGAAGTGGTGGACATCGAGTACGAATTCAATGTCAGTGTCCAAGGTGCCGAGTTCCGTGGCTTTCTTGATCTCATCGCCAAGACCCCGGACGGCAAGCTGGTCATCATCGACTGGAAGACCAACAGCCGGACGCACCGCGATAGTTACAAGATCGCTCACCATCCCCAGCTTCTGCTGTACGGGTGGATTTACGAGAGTCTGACGGGCCAGCGCCCGGACCAGATTGCTATTGGGTTCCTGCGCTCAAACGACTTGGTGCTGGCTGAGTACGACGCCGATCTTGCCGAGGAGACCATGGCGCGGCGGCATCGCTTCATCGACGGTATCAACAAGGACGTGTTTCCCATGGCCAGCCCGGTCCAGTTCAACAGCCCGTGTCACAACGGGAAGATGGTCTGCCCGTATCTGGAACGGTGTCATCCCAAGTACGCTGCGGCGGTCCCGGAGGCTGGTAAGTGAGCACGCTAAACACAGACGTTCCCGTATTTCAAGCGTTTATTCGAGCCGAGTTCCTGTACGATCTTGTGCGCGAGAAGGGCGAGCACATCCCCTGCATCGTGTTCGGTGTCGCCAGCGTCCAAGGCAGGGCGCTGGGCTTCCATGTCCTGACCGAGGACGGCGCTCAGATTGCCCGGCTGCCCATCCACGCTCTGTGCTGGAAGGAGTCGGCCCCCTCGCAGGAACTTGACCATCTGCAACTGTGGGACTGCATGAGCTACGAGGTGGCGGTTCACACCTACAGCCACATCGAACGGGCCGCCTGCCGCACGGTCCTGAAGGACGGCAAGTGGTACGACGGCGAGTACATGTTCACGGTGGACTGGTACGGCAGCGAGTACGCCGAGAACCCCGGGGAAATCGGCCACAAGTGCGCGCACATCATCCGGCTTGAGAACGGCAACTTCGCCGCTCAGCCGAACAACCGCATCCTGTGGGCTGACCCCAGTTTCGTCGTCAACCCGTTTGCCGCAAAGCCTGACTACCTAGTCAACACGCATGTCTGGAAGTGCGAGGGCACGGGCAAGTGGGCGACAGAGGCGAGCAGGGCGTATTTCTACGACGTGACCAAGGTGAGCGAGCCCGATGGACTTTGACGTGTTCGTGGATGGTGCCAGGGAGCAAGAGGATGGACGGCAGTACGTCATCCTGACGGACTTCCCGGTGCCTATTCCCGTCGGCGACAAGGGCGTTTATATCAAGCGCACACGCATCGCTATAGACGTGACAGGTCTGGGTCTACCTGACGATGCCGACCAAGCGGAGTTCGAGGAGTGGTTGGACGACGAGCCCGGTCGTAGCGATGACCTCTCGCTGGCGGTCATGCATTTGGCGTGCGAAGTGGCAGCGTCGTCGGCGGTGAGGGCCGAGGCGAAGAATCTGTTTGACGGTCTAGGGAGGACCATTCAATGATTAGCGACATGCTGGTGAAGATGAGCGACGCCTGGGCAAGTGCCGGGGCCAACGAAGACCGCTTGCAAACCCAGTTGGCCGCCGCCATGGCGGTCATCGAGGCGATGCGCGAGTGGGCGGCGCACCCAACCAACGTGAACGTCCAAGCCCTTCGTGCAGCCGAGCATCGGCTGGATGAGACGTTGAAGGGCTGATGCGGTACGGTTCGGTATGCAGCGGCATTGAGGCTGCCACCGTGGCGTGGCACGGCCTCGGGTGGACGCCGGCTTGGTTTAGCGAGATTGAGGCATTTCCAAATGCCGTGCTGGCGCACCGCTTCCCGGATGTGCCAAACCTCGGGGATATGACAACGCTCCACGAGCGGGAGGAATTTCGTGACCGACCCATCGACCTCCTTGTCGGAGGAACACCTTGCCAGTCCTTCAGTGTCGCCGGACTACGAAAGGGACTTGATGACCCTCGTGGCAACCTGGCACTCGTCTTCCTACGACTTGCTGAGCTGGCTCGGCCACGTTGGATCGTCTGGGAAAACGTCCCCGGCGTCTTGTCAAGCGGCGGAGGACGAGACTTTGGTTCCTTCCTCGCCGCGCTGGGGCACCTCGGGTATGGGTGGTCCTACCGAGTCCTGGACGCTCAGTACTTCGGAGTTCCCCAGCGTCGTCGTCGAGTCTTCGTTGTCGGACATCTTGGAGACTGGCGACGTGCCGCCGCGGTTCTTTTTGAGCCATCGGGCCTGCGAGGGGATCTTGCGAAGGGCCGCGGCGAGGGGGTTCAAGTTGCCGCCGACGCTCGCCGTGGCCCTGCGGGCCGTAGTTGGCCAGCCGAAGTAGCATCAACCCTTAATGCGGCGTTCGGCTCAAAGATGGGACTAGAGGATCAGCATATTAGGGGAGGCGCTCCGCTGTTTGTAACCGAAACCCTGATCGCTTTCCATGCGACACAAGATCCGATCAGCGGGCCCATATCGCCTGCTTTGGCCGCAAATGCTCAGATCGGATGCTTAACGTCTACCGCTAAAAACGTTTTCGCAATTCAAGAAAGAGCAAGCTCAATCAATCTTATGAATGGCCTAGGTGGTATCGGCATAAGACAAGATGACGTTGCCTATACGCTGGAAGCCAGAGCTACGCCGCAATCTATTATGAACGCGGCAGAAATTGCCGTGGCCCCCTGCCTGAATGCGTCTCAGTGGAAACGCAACGATCAGTGGATTCGGAACTGGGCGGATGTAACGGCAGCAGAGTACGAGCGCACTTCTATCGTCCGTCGCCTGACGCCCCGAGAGTGCGAGCGGCTGCAAGGATTCCCCGACGACTGGACACTCATCCCATACAAGAACAAGATGGCGCCGGACAGCCCTAGGTACAAAGCCTGCGGCAACAGCATGGCCGTGCCCGTCATGCGCTGGATCGGACAACGCATCGCCCTTGTCAACGCACTAGAAAGCAACCAATGAGCCAAACCAAACGCGCCGCCGAGCGCATCGAAGAACTAGAACTAGCCCTTGAGAAGGCGCTCCAAGAGTGGGAGCATTGTCTCAGGTTCAAGGGCTCATACCTGACCAAGATGGACAAAGACGTGGAACGCATCGACGCCTTCAGGAGGCTGCTTCGTGGAAACTGATCAGTGCCTCTGGTGCGGCAGCGACTTCAAGAAGATGGTCGGCGCCTACAACCGTTACTGCGCTGTGGTCTGCCAGTATTCGGCAGAACGCGCTGATCTGGAGGACTGATGGCCGTCATCAACAGCGATTGCATCGAAGGCATGTCGTGGTTTGAGGAAGGCAGCATTGATGCCATCGTCACCGACCCGCCCTACGAGTTGAACTTCATGGGGCGGGGCTGGGACAACAGCGGCATTGTTTACAAGCCTGATGTCTGGCGCGCATGCCTGCGGGTACTGAAGCCAGGCGGACATATGCTGGTTTTTGGCGCACCTCGAACTTTCCATCGAGTCGCCGTCGCCATCGAGGACGCCGGATTCGAGATCAGGGACACCCTGATGTGGGTGTACTCAAGCGGCTTTCCAAAGTCACACAACGCAGCTCCGGCAATAGACAAACTGCTGGGGGCGATGGGACATCGGGGCATGGCGTTCAACACGGCAGGCGTAGACGCAGGCTTCACTCGGTCGGGCGGGGATATGGAAGCCCACGTGGGCATTACGCCCGAGGCCCAGAAGTGGCAAGGCTGGGGCACGGCGCTGAAGCCGGCGTATGAACCCATCATTCTGGCTCGCAAACCCCTAGCTGGCACGGTCGCCCAGAACCTGCTGACTCACGGAACGGGGGCGATCAACATCGACGGGTGCCGGGTGGGGACAGGAGACGACAGGATCTCTGGTGGGAAAAGTGGCAAGCATGATAACGCGGTTGGAAAATGGGGGTACGCCAAAGAATGCGAGAGACCGATCGGTGGCCGCTGGCCCGCCAACTTCCTGCACGACGGCAGCAAGGATGTTGTGGACCTGTTCCCCGAAGTCAAAGGGCAGGTCGGCATGAAGAAGCTGGACGGTGGGTTTCGCTTCATCGAGAAGGGCGACCTCCAGACCGTGCAGCAGTTCGACGCCGGCACCGCGGACTTCGGCTCGGCGGCTAGGTTCTTCTATTGCAGCAAGGCGTCTGCCAAGGACCGGGACGAGGGCCTGAACGATTTCGATATTCAAGATGCCGGCGGCCTGAAAGGACGTAACGATGGCTCCCTCGGCAGCATCACCAAACGCCGCAATACGCATCCGACCGTGAAGCCCACGGACCTGATGCGGTACCTGTGCAGAATGATCACGCCAGTTGGCGGGACGGTACTTGACCCATTCACTGGGTCAGGATCGACTGGAAAGGGCGCAGTAATGGAAGGATTTGAATTTGTCGGATTTGAGCTATCGCCCGAGTACACTGACCTCGCCAACGCCAGGATCGACGCTGCAAGGCAAGTAGCGTTAAGGCATGCTTGACGTTCGTAAAGTGGTACGGTATGCTTAGTGCAAGTGAAAGGAGGCTTGTGTGAGTAACAACCAGAGTTCGTCGCCGCTAAACCTGCGAGTGACGTATTACATTCCGCAAGAGCTGGATGTGAGGATGGAACAAATAGCGCTCGACCTTAGACTGACACACGGGGTCAAAGTGTCAAAATCGGAACTTGTGCGAACGGGCGTAGAGCTGCTGCTCAGTCTGGGGCCATCAAAGATTTACGAAACACTTAGCTAGGAGGAACAATGAAATCGTCGCGGTATGTGGAGGTGCCGCTTTTGGACGGCGGCACTGCCAAGGTCGAAGCGTGGAGTTGTTCGACACCTGGCCTGCTTATCACGGAATCCAACTGGTTTGGTTACGAAGTCACGCACGAGGAAAGCTTGACCCGCATCTGCGGGCCATTTCAGCAACGTGCTGAGGCGGTGTCCATCGCCCGTAAGCTGGGCGAAACTGGCGTGATGTGGGATATCAGCCGTGAAGAAATCCTAGCCGAGCCGATCATCGCAGACCTGCTGAAGGCGGCCATCAAAGAAGTCACGGAGGTCAGGTGAAGTATCAGCTTGTTTATGCGGACCCGCCGTGGGCGTTCAACCAGCGGGCTGTCCACACCGACACCAAGTTTGGTGGCGGCGTCCACGGGCAGTATCCCGTGATGACGGACGGCGACATCATGGGGCTGGTCAACAATCTGGCGCCGCTGCTGGACGACCAGGCTGTGCTGTTCCTGTGGGCGACCCCAAGCAAGGGTCTGGCCCTGACCCAGCAGGTCATCGAGCGGTGGGGCTTCAGGTACTGCACGAGGGCGTTCGTGTGGGTCAAGACCTATCTCAGCGGCAAGACCTTCCGGGGCCCCGGCTACACGACTGCCAGCAACGCCGAGGATGTTTACATCGCGTTCAAGGGCAAGCCCCTGACGCCCCGCAAGCGGTTGGTGGACAGTGTGATCATCGAACCCCACCCGCGCAAGGACGGCAAG